AGAGGAAGAACGAAACCACAGCAAACTGAAGATATTGTACTGTCGTGACTGGGGAAACTACGGGTCTGTTGATATGTTCTACAACACAGAAACTACTGAATATCTTGAACCAAAACGGTTCTAATTAAGGAACACTATGATCCATGTTATAGATATAGAATGTGACTCGTTAACACCTACACTAATACATTGTATGGTTGTAGGCTTGGAGTCTTTTACTGATTACAGTGCAATGCGGAAGTTCTTAGTCGCACTGACTGAAAATGATAGTATCGTAGGACACAATTTTATTCGCTATGATTTAATAGCTCTAGAAAATATTCTTGGTATTAAAATAAAAGCTAAAATAGTAGATACTTTGGCACTTAGTTGGTATTTGTATCCAAACAGAAACAGGCATGGTCTAGAGTTTTGGGGTGTTGAATTTGGCATACCAAAACCAGAGGTTGTGGACTGGGTATCTGAACCTATTTCAGTGTACGTTCACCGCTGCACAGAAGACGTTAAAATTAATACCCTTCTGTGGGAGCGTATAACAGCTTTTTTGACGGAGTTATACGGAGAAGAGGCATACTGGCCTCTGGTAGATTACCTTAACTTTAAGATGCATTGCTCGGCCTTACAAGAGCATAACAAGTGGAAGCTAGATGTACCGGCTGCTAAAGCATTACTTTCTGAGTTAACTGAAAAGCAGCAAGAAGCTTTAACATTACTTCAAAAAGCAATGCCAGATGTACAAGTATTTCGTAAAGTTACTAGACCTAAAAAACCTTTTAGGATTGATGGAACCCTTTCATTTTCAGGTAAGAAGTGGGATGCAATCTGTACTAAATTTAATATTGATTTTAACAGTGAACAAGAACACAAAATAGAAAATGGTTACAACCCACCTAAAGCTACTAGCCCTATTCAAATTAAGAATTGGTTAAACAGTTTAGGGTGGAAACCTATTACATTTAAGTATGTTGATGATGGTGAAGATGAACGTGGTTACTCAAAGAAAAGAGCAGTGCCTCAGATAAAAAAAGATGATGAACTATGTAATAGTGTACTCAAGCTAGTCAAAGACCACCCTGAACTTAGTCACTTGGAAGATTTGGGCATAACCAGCCACCGTAAAGCATTAGTATCCGGGTTACTTACAGCTGAAGTAGATGGGTTTGTTGTAGCAGCTGTACAAGGGCTTACAAACACCCTTCGTTTTAAGCATCAAGTTTGCGTTAATCTTCCTAGTTCTCGTAAAAAATATGGCTTAGAAATAAGGTCGTTGCTTACAGCCAGGGCAGGCAACGAAATATGTGGTTCAGACATGCAGTCCCTTGAAGATCGGACTAAGCAATCGCTAATGATGCCATTTGATCCCGATTACGTGGCCCAGATGAATGTTCCAGGATATGACCCACATTTAGATATTGCTGTTGAAGCTGGTTTTTTAACACAAGCTCAATCCGATGCTTACAAGCAAGGAGATTTTAGTAAAGATACTAAAGAATATCTATCAGCCCAGAGGTTTAAAGGTAAGACTACTAACTATGCTAGTACTTACAAAGCTGGTGCAGAAACTATAGCTAGAGGTGCTGGGGTTTCATTGTCAGAGGGCAAGATTCTTAAGGATGCTTATTGGTCTCGTAACTGGAGTTTAAAAGCTATTGAAGAAGATCAAACTACCAAACAAGTTAACGGCATGACCTGGTTGTTGAACCCTTGCTCTAAGTTTTGGTATGTACTCAGAAACTCTAAGGATGTTTTTAGCACCCTTAATCAAGGCATGGCCACGTATTGTTTTGACAAGTGGCTGCAAGAAATTCTTAACAAAGATGTAAAATTAATAGCACAGTTTCACGATGAAATTATTATTGAGATACCTAAAGGGTACAGGAAAGGTGTTACCAAATATCTTAAAGACTGTGTACAAAAAGTAAATCTAGAACTGGGTCTTAATAGAGACTTAGATATAGACGTGGAATACGGAAATAATTATTCTGAAATCCACTAATTTGACATTCTGTATTAATAATGATACAGTTCCAAAATACAACTAAAGGAAAATATTATGGCTATTAAACGTACTGGTGAAGTAAGCAAAAAGAACGACCTTGACCCAATCCCCAATCTAGAAGCTGGGGAGCATGAAGGTAGGTTGCGTTACGTTGCTGACCTGGGCTTACACACTAATGAGTACAAAGGTGAGGTTAAACCTAACGTACAAAAACTTGCTTTAGGTATTGAAATTGTTGGTGAAACAATAGAGATTGATGGAGAAACTAAACCACGATTGTTGTGGACTAGTGCTTTTAATATCTTTCACCAAATGACTGAGAAAGGTAAAGAGTTACAGTTCTATAAAGTCTTTGATACTTCAGCAACAGAAGGTGTAATAGCTGACTGGGATGCAGTAATAGACGAACCTTGTAATGTGACAGTAGTACACGTTCAAGGTAAGGGTGAAAACTCTGATAGGACTTATGATAACATTTCTTCTATATCACCTATACCTAGTAAGTACAAAGCAGCTGTAGGAGAAGGTTTAGTTACTGACGGTTGTACAGGTGATGTTGAAGATGAAAACAACCCTGCACAAGCAGCTACATTTGGTTTGCCAGCATGGTTTATTACTAATCGCATAAGTGTTAAACCTATGAAAGAAGCCCCAGTTGAACCTGAAAAAGAAGAAATGTTTGATGATGATGTACCGTTCTAATGCACGCCTTAATTGATGGAGACATACCAAAGTACGCTATAGCTTTTGCTTGCCAACGTGATGTTTACACTGACGGCAAGCAAGAGTTCTTTGTTCGTAAGTCTCTTGCCGGTATGGAAGTTGTTGCATTAGAAACTGAAGAAACACAACATTATCCTGAGTTAAGATCCAAGAAAGCTGTACTAGAAGAAACAGGACTAACTCATTCAAGGGTTGATGTTGACCCAATAGCTAATTGCTTACATTCAGTCAAAGTAATGATTGACGGTATAGTTAAAGCCTCTGGTGCTACTAGCTATTCTGTGTACCTTACTAAAGGTGAATGTTTTCGTTTTAAACTATCACCTATCTATAAAGCCAATCGAGCAGATGCCCCTAAACCAGTACTAATACCTGAAATTCAAAAGTATTTAATTAGTAAATACAATGCTCAACTTTGTACTGATATAGAGGCTGACGATGCTTTGGGTATTGCTCAGTGCCAAGATCCAAGAAAAACCATTATCTGCACTATAGATAAAGATTTAGATATGATTCCTGGAAGCCATTACAATTGGAATAAAACATCTGTGTATCAAGTTTCACCTGACCAAGGGTTAAGGTTCTTTTGGCAACAAGTTCTTACTGGTGATTCAATTGATAATATTATTGGCCTTAAAGGAATTGGAAACAAAACTGCTTTAAAGTTATTAGCTGATGTACCAACTAAAGATTGCAAAGAGTTCTGTTTGAATGAATATCTTAAAAGAGATAGAACTGAAGAAGATTTTATTTTAAATTGTAAGTTGTTGTGGATATTAAGAAAGCCATTGAGTGAAACTTATGCGCCTAAAGCCTAAAGAAGTACGGGGCTATCGAAAGAAACTGTTATTGGAACAAAATGGCAAGTGCGTTCTTTGCACTAAAAAAATTTACAAAGGTCAGGATGCACTTGACCACTGCCATGATTCAGGAAGAGTTAGAGCTGTGCTGCACAGGAACTGTAACTCGATTGAAGGTAGGATTAAACACTGGGCTAAAAGATCAGGATACAACCCAGTGTTATTTCTACAAGCTGTTATCGATCACTGGAATGGAGATTACGAACACTTTCCTTTTCACCCTAACCACAGAACTGATACCGAAAAGCAAATTCGTAAACTCAAACGAAGCATGGGCAAGCTAAAAACTGAACGTGCTAAACAACGATACGCAGATAAAATAAAATTTCTTAAGGATCATTAGTGGAACAACTAAATCTATTTTTAGGTACAAGAGTAATTAGTTGGTTTAGTTGTGGGGCTGCAAGTTCTTATGCTACCTATCTTGCCCATAAAAAATATGGTAATAGGATGGAAGCTGTTTACTGTCGTGTTAGAGAAGAACACCCAGATAATATGCAGTTGGTTAAAGACTACCAGGTTGCAACTGGCATACCAATTAAAGTTATTGGTGATGAATCAATGGACTATTCCATTTACAATGTGTTTAGAAAAAGAAAGTTTATTAAAGGTGTACAAGGTGCGCCATGTACAATGATTTTAAAGAAAGACCAAAGAAAAAAATATCAAAAAGAAGGTGATGTTCAGGTTTTTGGTTATACTGTTGAAGAGCAAAATAGAGTTGATAGGTTTATTGATTCTAATAACGAAGTAGATACAGATTTTATATTAGTAGATAATAAAATTACTAAAAAAGAATGTTTAAATTGGTTTACATCAACAGGGTTAAAACTACCTCGTATGTATGAATTAGGTTATTCAAACAATAATTGTATAGGTTGTGTTAAGGGTGGTATGGGTTATTGGAACGCTATAAGAAAAGATTTTCCAGAACACTTTAACAGGATGGCAGAACTAGAACGAGAAATAGGACACGCAGTAAACAAAGGTAGAGAAGGTGCAGTATATCTTGATGAGCTAGACCCTAACAGGGGTAACTTCAAACGAGATTTACCAACAGACTGTGGGTTCACTTGTGAATGGGAACAAGTTAATATGGACTTAGTGTAATGCAACTAATAACTTTATTGTTGTTGTCTTTTTTACAGAGTGTAACATTCACTATGTCATCAAGAGCAAGGAACAGGAGTAATTATAAGTACAATTTATTTTGTACTGTAGTTAGTAACTCAGTATGGTTCTTAACACTTAGGGAGGTAGTATTAGACCCTTCGTTAATACTGCTAGTGCCTTATGTAGTTGGGGCTGGGTTAGGTACTTTACTAGGTACAAAAGTATCAATGATAATAGAACATAAAATTGGAGCAAAAGCTGATGAAGATATGCGTAGTGCCAGACACTCAGGTTAAGCCTGATGTACCACTAGATCACTTGTTGTATGCAGGTAAATACATAGCTGAGAAAAAGCCTGATGCAATTGTTTTAATTGGAGACTGGTGGGATATGGAAAGCCTGTGTTCTTACGATAAAGGAAAAACTTCATTTGAAGGAAGGCGTTATAACAAAGATATTGAAGCAGGTAATTTAGCAATGGATTTGTTTTTACAGCCTATTAAAGCAGAAATAAACAGGCTAAAAGTTAACAAGAAAAAACAATGGAAACCCAGGCTTGTCTTTACTATGGGCAACCACGAATACCGTATAGAAAGAGCAATTGAGTACGATTCAATTCTTGAGGATACAATTGGATATTTTGATTTAAACCTTAACGATTTTGAAGTGTACGATTACCTACAGCCCGTAGTTATTGAGGGTGTAGCGTTTTCTCACTTCTTTACTACTGGTGTAATGGGTAGACCGGTGACCAGTGCTAGGGCTTTATTAACTAAAAAGATGATGAGCTGTGTGATGGGACACGTACAGGACAGAGACATTGCATACGGTAAGCGAGCAGATAATGTTCGTTTAACAGGATTGTTTGCTGGGATGTTTACACAACACAACGAAGCCTATTTAGGCAACCAAGGTAACGATTCCTGGAAAGGTATCTGGATGTTAAATGAAGTCAATAACGGATCGTTTGACGAGTTACCAGTATCCTTAACTTATTTAAAAAGAAAGTATGGAGATTAATATGACTAAGATAGTTAATGGTAGTAATCATATTCAATGGGGTGGAGATCATTATAAAAATAAACCTATTCAAATATGGGATTTTATAGCAGCTAACAACTTGGATTACTTTCAAGGTAATGTAGTCAAATATGTCTCTAGGTACAGAGACAAGGGTGGCTTAGAAGATTTAAAAAAAGCACGTCATTACATAGACAAAATAATTGAAACTGAATACACAGTAAGGATAACAAAATGAATCAGTATCAGCAGTACATCGCATTAAGCAGGTATGCCAGATGGTTACCGAAAGAAAACCGAAGAGAGACGTGGGAAGAGACAGTCGATAGATACATGATTAATGTTGTCTCTGATAAAGTAGGTGGTAAGCTATACAACAAACTAAAACATAATATTCTTAATTTAAATCTAGTTCCTAGCATGCGAGCAATGATGTGTGCAGGCCCAGCTATGGAGCGAGACAATACATGTGCCTATAACTGTGCTTACCTAGCAGTAGATGACCCCAAGGCATTTGACGAGGCCATGTTTATTCTACTGTGTGGCACTGGTGTAGGATTCTCTGTTGAGCGTCAGTACATAGGCAAGCTCCCTGACGTACCAGAAGCCCTATTTCAGAGCGATACTACCATATCAGTACATGATAGTAAGGAAGGGTGGGCTAAAGCCCTTAGACAGCTAATCTCGCTGTTGTACGCTGGTGAAGTTCCTAAATGGAATATGAGTAAAGTACGCCCAGCTGGTGCTAAACTAAAAACTTTTGGTGGTAGAGCATCAGGCCCAGGCCCATTAGAAGACTTGTTTAACTTTACTTGTGAGACCTTTGAAGCTGCTAAAGGTCGAAAGTTATCTAGTATACAAGCTCATGATTTAATGACGAAAATTGGCGAAGTGGTTGTAGTTGGTGGGGTGAGGCGAAGTGCAATGATCTCTCTATCTAATCTATCTGATGATAGGATGAGGCATGCTAAATCAGGTGACTGGTATGTACTTAATCCTCAAAGGGCTTTAGCTAATAACTCTGTTGCCTATACAGAAAAGCCAGACATGGAAACATTCCTTCGTGAATGGACTTCATTAGTAGAGTCTAAGTCTGGTGAGCGAGGCATCTTCTCTCGTGTTGCTGCTAAGAAACAAGTAGCTAAGAACGGTAGACGTGACCCTGACCATGAATGGGGTTGCAACCCTTGCAGTGAGATCCTGCTGCGTCCAAACCAGTTTTGCAATTTAACTGAGGTTGTAGCTAGACATGATGATAACCTTGAAACCTTAACCGAGAAGGTTGAACTGGCTACTATCTTGGGAACTATACAAGCTACGTATACTAAGTTCCCCTATCTAAGAAAAATATGGCAGAAGAACACAGAAGAAGAACGCTTACTTGGTGTTAGTATGACGGGCATTATGGACAACAAGCTTATCTCTACAAACAAGAATGCTGGTGAGCTGTTAGAAAAGCTAAAGAATGTTGCTATTGAAACAAATGAAATTTATGCAAAGAAGTTCGATATACCTGTATCTGCTGCTATCACCTGTGTTAAACCTAGTGGTACTGTATCTCAACTTGTTGATAGTGCTAGTGGTATACATACTAGACATTCTAACTATTATATTAGAACTGTTCGAGGAGATACAAAAGACCCTTTAACTCAGTTTCTTATCAATGCTGGGGTTCCTAGCGAGCCTTGTGTGATGAAGCCTGATAACACAGTAGTTTTCAGCTTCCCAACTAAATCTCCTAAAGGGGCTATTACCAGAGATGATCTTGATGCAATACAGCAGCTAGAAATATGGCTCATGTATCAGCGATCATGGTGTGAACATAAACCAAGTGTAACTATTACAGTAAGAGAGCATGAGTGGATGCAAGTTGGTGCTTGGGTATATGATAACTTTGATGAGATGAGTGGTGTATCATTTCTTCCCCATAGTGACCACTCTTATAAGCAAGCTCCTTACCAAGAAATTCTTAAAGAAGAGTACGAAGAAGCAGTTGAGAAAATGCCAATAGACATTGATTGGGCTTATTTATCTGATTACGAAAAAGAAGATACTACTGTTAGCTCACAAACTTTAGCCTGTTCAGGCGATAGCTGTGAGATAGTAGACATAGGAGCGTAAGCTAATGTTTATCTCAAATGAAGAATACGAGCTATTAGTTCAATACACTGAGTGGTTACGAAGCCAATCAGACGATGAGTTAGAAATGTGGCACTCAGAAAGAGTGGTAGCTGAGTTTCTTGAGACAATAGAAAATTAAAAAAGCCCCCGTTAGGGGGCTAGTTTATTTGTTACCTATCTGTCCTTTGTTTTTCAGCATCTGCACCAAACACACTTTTAACAGAGCTTAACAAAGCTCCTCCAGCTGCATTAGTTGTTGTAGTGTCACCAGTAGTTTGACCAGGTTCAAAATTACTACGACTAGTGTTTTTTATTTCCATAGGTATTCCATTTTCAAAAAATGTTTTTGCAAAATGTTGTCCTAGTTCTGAAGCACCTTGTTTAAAATTTGATCTATAATAACCCCACCCTTTAGGTGGACGAGCAAGAGCCTCTAAGGCATCAGGAGACAGTAGTATATCACCTGCTGAATCATTTCTTTTATTTGCCCCCTTTGAAGTAAGTGCTTTTGATACTATGTGCATAAGTTTACGTGGTAATGACATAATTGGATTACGTGCTGTACCAGCAAGAAAAGTTATAGAAACACCAGAGCTTTCTTCTAAAGGATCAACAGCTTGTCCTTTACCAGTAGTCCTAGGAACGGTGTCGTCCATTCTTTTTATTAAATCTCCCATTTCGTAAAGTTTACGCACATTACTAATATGTCTTTTGCCATATATACTTTCTGCTGCTTCTGCATGTTTATTAATAAAATCAAGTGTTGTACCTGCACCAGAATCAGCTTTTTCTTTAAACCCTTGTTTTATACCTGCCAAAGCTAAATCTCTTTGGTTAGCTGGTAGTTTATTAATTTGTTTTAAATAAGTTTCACGAAGTTCAGGGCTTCTAATCATATCAGTTACAACACCTTCAGTATCTTTATTAAGTAAAGCTTTAAAGAACCCTTGTGTGTTTTCTACAGCTGCATCCTCGTATGCTTTATTATGTTGTATTACAGAGTCTCTAATAGTTTTTAGTGCAGTTTTTGCATCACTAAACTCTGGCCCCATTTCAGCTAAATCCAACAGTTTTTTTCTACTGTTAACAAAAGAAATAAGTTTGTTTTGGTCTATTTCACCGCTGTCATTAACTACCTTAGCTTGTAGCGCACCTAGTCTAACAGCTTGCCTCAGTACAGGTATACCTTGCTCCCTACCAACAAAATTAATGTAGCTTTCAGCTTTTTCTATATTTAGTAAATGTTTAGCTGTAGTGTCTTGAAACTTAGATCTTGAAATACTTTTCATTCCCTCGGCACGTAACGGCAAACCTATATTTTTAAAATAAAAGTTATCAGCCTCATCGTAGTCAATTTTAAATTGCGGATCAATCTCACCTATATTATCCCTAGCTGATTGAACAGCGGCTTTTAACTGTATTAGTTTAGGTGCATTTGGGTGGTTTTTAGGTAACGAGTTTAGCTGAGAGTTAACCGCTTTTTTTAAAGAGTCAAACTCTGTTAGAGAAACAACTTTGGGTGGGGTTAGTTCTTGTGTTACAAGTTGCCCACTAGCATTATATTGCGGGGAAGTGTTTGATTCTTCAACTGAAGGTGCCCATACAGTATTTACTTTTTTAATTACTGCGGGATCAGTAGCAAACAAATCATCTAAAGATAATCCCTTAGCAACTCTGTATATATTAGATACATCAGATGCTGGAACTGTAGTGCCACGTTCTGTACCCTCATCAATAGCTTTTGTGTATTGTTTAGAAGCCACAGATCGAACCATGTTTTCTTTAACTTCAATTGAATCTTTTATAGCCGCGCCAATAGTCTGGCCATCAGCGTCAGTCCTTAACTTAGCAGCAAGGCGACCTTCTTTAACACTTAATTTTTCTAAAGCTGTGCTAAGTTTCTTTTCCTCTGTTGCCATAAGGTTACCTGAACGCTTTTTGAGAGACCTTCTTAGTGGCCCTGATTTAACAATTGATTCAGACCCCTCAATTTTGTTCATTTCTTTTTTTACACCATCTCTTATAACATCAATAGCTTTTGTGTAATTTGACCTAAAAACTGGTTCAGCTGTCCCTACTTCACGCACCCATGCGTCAACTATAGCGTTATCTCTTGACAGTGCAGCAAGTGGTAACTCAATACCTGGAACAACCTTTTGTAAATCTTTTAGTGCTTGTACTTTACCTTGTAAAGTGTCTTTTTCTGAAGCAATAACACTTTTAATTCTTGAGTCAGTGTTAGCATCGGCAAGCATTCCGCTAGGAGATACTCGTGAAAACCCTTTTTTAGCCGTAGAAGCAGTAGCATTAAAAATACCACCAGTACCCAGTCCTACCAATGGTGTTACTAACCTAGTTATTGCATCCTTAGTAATAGGTGCAAGGTCTGTTTCTTGTACTAAAGCACCAGTTGCAACACCTGCGGTTGTAGGTACTGCACCTATAGCTGTGTTAATTGCTGGTGCTAGTGTGTTTTTAGCTATAGTCTTAGGAATTGTAGTTGCAAGACCCATTTTAGCTGGGCCAACTATTGCCATTGGGTTAAATACACCACGTTTAATACTATCAACAAAAGTTTGGTTAGTGTTTTGTGGAACACCTGCTAATCTTCTTTTTGCTACTTCTTTTTCTTTTTCTCTCCTTACATAATTGTTGTTTAAGTTCTCCCAAAAAGAAACACCTTCTGGACGGGAGGTAGTGGCCCTTTTTATGTCACTTTTTAATTTATCTTGGTAGCCTGAGCCGTATAAAAGCCAATCAGGTATAAGTGGTTCAACAAAATCAATACCAGCTAGTGTTGCTGCTTGTGTTGTAGACATACTAGGCGGCTCGTATTCTTCTTGAGTGGCAAAAGAAGTGCTGTTTTGTTGTTTTGCCTTTAGATCGTCATATTCTTTCCGTTCTGTTAAAAGAATGAACTCTTGTTCTTCTTCTGGTGTCATTGCAAACCCCCAACGTTTTGATTTTTAGCCTCAAATTTAGCCTGTAATACCTTTAGTCTATCCAGTTCTGCTGGTGTCAAAGAACTTGTGTTTGTAGTTTGCCCATCTGAGTTTATTTGATTAATTTTCCTTAGTGCTGCTGCCATAGATTTATTTGTTGAGCCACCCAGTGCTTCTAGGCTTAGTGCAGACTTTTCATCCTGTTCGTTGTAATATTTTAACATCACGTTTGATAAATCTTTATAATCCTGAACTGTTGCTTCTGCGTTTTTACCTTGTATAGCCTGTGCAAAAAAGTTATTAAGTCTTTGAGGAATTGAGGCTGACTTCATAAAATTAATTAATTCGGCATGTGCTTTGGTATTACTTGGCCCAAAATCACTGGCAAAACGGATTTGTAAAGAACCAATACCCGCACCTTCTCTATTAGCCAAAATAAGTAATTTTCTTGCAGCTTCACTATTTTCTTTTTGTGCCTTGTAATTTGGATTAACTGATACAACGGCTTTATAAAAATCTTCAGCATTAACACCTAACTCCCCAGCAACTAGGTTGTCAATGTGTTTAGTTGCGTTGTCATAAGTATTGTTATCACCATACTGTAAAGCTTCGAGTTGAAGTTTTTTTACATTTTCTATTTTATTAAGGTCAACATCGTAATAGTTTTTAAGATAGGCTTGGTTATCTTTTGCAGGTGCTCGATATGGAGTTAATCCCAACAGAGATGGGTCAACTGGCATACCCATATTATCTTCGTACTCACCTGTAATTTTACGTTTAAATAGTGAAATTAGTTGACCTTTGTCGTCTGCAAATTGCTCAACATTAACTTCTGTCTGTTGATTTTCAAAATTTGTTTTGTCCCTTTTTTCTTGTTGTTCTGATATTTTAAATTTTCTATCATCTGACCTTACACCAGCCAAAGATGTAATACCTGAAATACGATCTCTAAGAGATTCTCTTTCAATTTTATTAGCATCTAATTGGTTCTCATAGGTTTGTTGCCTAGTATTACCAAAAGCACTAGCACTATTAACAAGTGCCCTACCAGCATCTCTACCACTAAGCAAAGCAGCAACTCCAGCTATACCAGCATTAACTTGTGCTTGGTCAGGGTTTCTTAAAACATCACCAAAGTTTTGTTGGTTACCTGATAACAAGCCAGTGTTTAATACAGCTTGTCTTTGTGGCTGTGCCTGCTGTTGGACTAATTTAAGCAGCTCGTCATTAACATTAAAATTATCTTGGGCCATTATCTTTTTCTCCTGTTAAATCTCAGGTATAGGTTTTCAGGCCCAGCTGTTGGTGGCACTCTTAAAGAAGGGCCAGAAGATGCTGGTGCTGGTGCTGGTTTTTCTTTAGGAAGAAATGAAGGAGCTTGTTGTAAAAGACCCATTTGTAATTTTTCTTTAAAGCCCGGTGTTGTTGATACATTTGGGTTATTTTGCAACAGGTTACTTTCAAACCCTTGTTGTGTTAAAGAAGTACCCGGATTAACTGAAGTAGCTGTACTAGGTGTTGCTAAACCACTTACTGGATTTTGCATTAAAGTAGCATCAACACCAAATGGGTCTGCTAACATACTAGCATTTGTTGTTGTAGCTGCTGTAGCTGCTTGTTCCGCTGCTGCTGCTGTTGCTGAAGAAGCAGTAGTAGGAGCTAACAAACCAGTGCTAGTTGCACCTGCTCCAGTAGCTGCTGTAGGTACTGCTGTACCAGCTGCTGTTGCTGCTGTTGTCCCTGCTTGAGTTGCCCCACCTGCTGCTAAAAGTTGCCCACCACCGTAGGCTAAAGCTGCACCTTTAAGCGCACCCTCAATTGGGTTGTCATCTATTAAAGCCCCAGCTGTTGCAAAACCTGCTATAACCCATGTCATTATTTATTCTCCAAATTAAGTACATCCGAATAGTCCGGTAGTATAATGTCTTCTTCAATTTTTTTAAGGTCAGTTTTTTCTGTAGGATGAAAAGTAATCCATGTTGTTTCTGTTACTGCGTACACTGCACGTTTAGTGTCAGGTTTTGATTCAAAGATACATGGCCCTGTTAATGTTTCAGTACCAAAAGGGGTAGTAACCCTGCACTCACCTTTTAATATAACATTTAAGTGAGGGTGTTTATGTATTTTACCGGTAACAACAGATTGAGCAGGTAAAGTTAATTCACGAGCGTACAACCCAAGGCTAAAATAATGTACAGGTTCTAACTTAAGTTGTTCTTGTTTAAGAGCTTGAATTTCTAAAGCCTTAATATTAGACCTGAGTTGTTTTACACTTTTAGTTATTGCTTGCATTATTTACCTAACAGTCCGCCACCACCACCACTTGTTTTGGATGTAGTGTTTTGTCCAAAGTTAATACCAGATAAAATTGAGTTAACTCTTTGTGCTGTATCAGTAGGTGCAAACTCACTAAACTCAAAACGCGCTCTAGCATCATCAATTCTAGCTTGTTCTCCACTTTGCATATCTCGACCTACACCTGTTACTAACGAAGAAGGTGTTAACACGCCTTGTTGTATACTAGGTAAAGAGTTTAAAATATTTAATTGTTGATTCATACCAGTTCGTTGTGCATCAGAAAATACTTTTGCTCTAGTGTCACCTAACGTCTGATTAAAGTTTCTAGTAGCCTGGTTAGTTAAAACATTTTGACGATCACCACCAAAAGCACCTTGAGAGACAGCAGCTGAACCAATACTAGGTAACGTGCTTTCTAGAAACTGTTGTTCCATTGGACGAGTAACTGCTTGAGCATAAGCTTCTGTACGAGGATCATTAACTAGATCAGCATTTAAGCCTCTTTGAGCTGCACCCATTATATCAGGTGATAACCCACTATTAAGTAATTGAGCAACATCTAACTGTCCTTGTTGACCCATACCTATTAATGCGTTTTCTGATGCTAGTGTTTGTTCAGGGTAATAAGTTAAATCACCTTGTGCATCAAGACGGTTAGCAATAGCTAATTGTTTATTTAGTATTGCAGTTTGTGCAGGGTTTGGAGCAGTAGTTTGTGTTGTTTTACTACCACCACCTTTGCACTGTAAACGAGAATTAAGGAAACACCCTATCTCTGAATCGTATTGTAATTTCATAATGCTTTCCCTACAGTTATGTATCGTTGTTCGTATCCAAAGCTCTTAAGTGAGCGAGAGAGGTATTTCCTGCCAACCGCTTGTATATCAGAGCAACCATTTAATATTGCCCACTCTTCTATAACATCTAATTCAGGTAATGCTTTAATCATCCCTGATCCACCTGAGTAAACTATTTCACAAGTTTTCTTTAGTGGGTACTCATTAAGTTGAGTAACAATACAAAAGTCAAACTCATCATCTGTTGAGTGCAACCACATTTGCTTGATACCTGTCTTAATGTCTTGTTGTACATCTTTAACAGTACGTTCTTTATTACCATGTTCTAAAGCTAATGATACCCAATCCCACACTACAACAGGTAGTAGATCAAATACATCTTTATGCCAGTATGCAATCATCCTAAATGTACCCATGCTGTAGTAGCTAAATTGTACCTGTAAAGGCCTGCTCCTGACGATCCATCAAACCCAGAGCCAGTTCCATCAGATATAGCTAACCAACCGTCAAAAGGGTTAATAGGAGCTGCTGAGAGGGGTATTAAACTAACATTGTGTGTTAGTGACCTTAATGTTTCTTTTAAACTATCAAACTCTTGTTGTATTAAAGTTTGATCGTATTCTTCTGGTAATGTCATCGTGTACCACTCGTTCTACCTTGAATTTCCATATTGCTTATTTCCCAAGTATCTGTAGGTGAATTAGATGAAATTTTTAAGAATAAATATCTACCAGCTGTTCGTAATATTTCTTCTTTAAATGTTTCGTTAACTGTAAAAGAATTAGTATAAATTGGAGTATCATTAATATTTTCTCCCCAACCTATTTGTATTAATGGGTTACCTAACCCTCTTTTACCTACCCTTATACTAGTAAGTTCTTTAATTGAATTAGCGTCACCTAAATCATGCGCTCTAGTTTCACCTGTAGTAGTTTGAGCTGAAGTACCAGTGCCCTCAAAATAAATATTACCTAAAGTGTCCCCAGAGATAGCGTTATCAAAAGTGCTTGATTCTGTAAATGCTGAAATACTACCGGTTCTAACACCAAACGCTCCGGTTTTATAATTATAGTATATTTCTTCAGTAGGTTCAGCTGAATTAATAGGTAATGACCACACGACTTCATCATTTTTAATATTATGATAAGCTGATACTTGTGGGTATTCTGTTGTAGCGATATTTTCTCTAATGTATGATTCAATACCTTCTCCTACACCAATCTGTTCAACTGTACTACCATTAGTTACAAACAAACCTCTTCGTGATAATCCGTAATTTTGACGAGCTACTGATACTACAGCATTGCTTGATACAGCTCCAATACCTGAAGAAGTTACTACTTTATAACCAAAGTAAAAAGGTGCGCCCGTATAGTTTATTAAGAACATTTGATCTTCTGAATAAACAGCTAGTCCTGAACCTAATGGTACAATACATTTAAGTTCTGTATTAGATTCACGAATAGTTAAACTACCTGCTGAGTTAGTAGATGAAGCTACCCAAGTGTCTGGGTCATCAGCTGAACACCAAGCAAAATCAAAAGGAGAATCATTAGTTTCAGTACTATAGTTAATAGCTAGTATATGTGGCCCTTGTCGAGCTACAGCCCTAACTCTAGTAAACAAACAATCAGGTACAGTTACATCTAATGTAAAACCAGAACCAGAGCCTGAAGTACTTGATTGAGTTAATGTCTCACCATTAGCAAACCCTGTACCAAAGTTAGTCACTTCAAAAGTTTTAACAGCACCACCAACAACAGTTGCTACTGTAGTAGTAAAACCTGATCCTGAACCACCAGTATGAGTTATAGTGTCTCCTACTACATATCCTGATCCACCAGCATTAACTGTAGCACCTGAAACTTTAGTAGCTTGTAAATCATTAAAATTAATATTAGATTTTTTAATTTGCATTGGGCCAACATTATTAGCTCCAATAACAAAAGTACCAAAACGTGTAAAACTCCATCGTGAAGCTTGTACAACGCCTTCGTCCCACACTGTTAATTCTGAATCCCAAGTAGTGCTACCTGAATCCCAATTAGTATCTCCTGCACTTCTTACTAACGTGTAGCCAGAACCAACTGTATTAGTTGCACCAGTATCAAGACGATAACTATGAATGTGGCTTAAATCACCAGCGTAAAGAACTTTAGTTTCATACTCGTTTAGTGCTATTAAACCACGGACTGGCTCAGTATCAAAATTAGAAATTAATTCTCTTCCAGGTTTACGTTTTATTGAAGTTTCAGTAAATTGAAGACCATCAACATTTTTCCAAAAAGACACACCTTTATCAAATTTATTAAGTTGTACCCCTGAGCGTATAAGCTCTGTTAGGTCAACACTGAACCCTGTCTCTGTTAATGGTTTAGGCATACTAAGCAGTCCTTTTCCACATATAAACTGTTATGAATGGTTGGTAGTTAGCGTCAGTAACAGCACTATTAGATATTGTGTGAGTGTGACCTGCTCCACCACCTTGTGAATCTATTCCGTATTTACCACCTAGTCCACCACCACCCCATGTAAAGTTAGGGTTTCCACCTGAAGATAGATAGTTTAACGCACCGGGCGCACCGGGGTGGTTGTGTGATGGCATTTCAGCTATTGTTAATGCGTGTGACCCTGTAGTTGAACTAACAGCAGGAGAATCAGCACTACCACCTGTTTCTTCAACTGTATCAAACAGTGTATTACTACCATCTAAACCAACTAAAACTCTACCAGCACCAAAGGCAACCCATGTACCAAAACCTAATAAGGTGGCTGGGTTGGTGGCTACAGCAGCGTTTGTATAAATACTGCCTACCGGATAAAGAGATGCTCCTACTGTAAGAACAGTTACAGCTGGGTTTATTAATATCCAAACACTATTAGAAGCATCATATTTAAAAATAAGACGGTGCCTTGATCCAGCTATGTCACCTGCACCTAAAACAGCACCTGAATCTTTAACAATAGTTTTAGCACCAGTGCCATCTACGTTTAATGTAGGTGTAGCAGAAGTGTTAGCTGAAGCAGCTTTAATGCAAATTGTCACACCTTCAGTTAAAACAACATTAGTAACAAAATCAGCTGTTAAAGCATCAGCAGTTCCCGCAGCTGTTACTATATCTTCAGTAGCTCGCATTAGCTCGTTTATTTCAGCCTTGGCTAATGCAAAATTATCTCTTACTGAAGAGGTTGTTGCTGAACCTGTGGCTGGTTTGGTTGAATCAATACTTGAGGCCATTCTATTCTCCGTTGTTCCAAAAACCACCACCTGATCCTGGAGTTTTTGTTATATTGCCGTACAGACTACCTGTACCTGTTTTAGTACTTGTGTTCCAAAATCCAGAACCTTTAGTATCATTATTATTTGGTAAAAAAGCTGGTTCGTAAAAACCACCTAAACCTGTTGTTGATTGAGCTACTATTAAAGGTGTTAAATTACTTAACGTATTAGATAGTGTTGCAATAGTTATTATTTCAAAATTAATAGTTCTAGATGCAAAAGGGGTATCAGCAAAAGCTGAGTCTCCAAAACCACCACGTATCTGTCTAATAGCTGTCATGTTTAAAACGCCTTAGTTAAACCATTTACCAAATATTTGACCACCTAAACCACCTAAACCCATTGCTAACATCATAGCTCCAGCAAACATTCCTTTACCTTTAGCCATTTGTTTTTCTATATTACATAAACGCATAGATAATATTTCTGTGTTATTGTTCATATCTTTTATACGTTCATTAAGCAGTTCTACACTAGCAACTAGTTTCCCTGCATCGTAATCTGTCATGTTGCTCATGTGTACTCCTACTTATTTTTTCTTTTTAGAAAATCCAGCTTTCATATTTTTATAGGCTTTATCTGAAATTGTTGATTTGCTTTTAGGCCTACTTGTACCTTTACTTTTTCTTGCGTTAATATTAGCGTATAGACCTTTAGTAGCCATTATTTTTTTACCTTTGGTTTGGTGTGAGTTAAATATTCACTAGTAGCAGTATGTTTAGAACCTGTCATTAACCTACCACCACTTTTGTGTGTCTTACCTGTGTACAACTTACCATTTTTTTTATAATGCGAAACACCTTTCATATTTTTACCTTTTTACCATTGGTGTATACAATTAATTATAATAGCCACACAAGTTAATATATTAAGTAATACCCAAAAAGTTCTAATCCATGCAACTTTGTCTGCTTTTTTGTTATCTGTAAAAGCTTTTTGACCTAAAGCATTACACCAAAGTTTCCACCAATTTTTCATTTTTTAAACATTTTAGTCATAGCTTTAACACCAAATGAAGCAGCAAACACAACACCAACTGCTGTCTTGTAAAAGTCAGGCATAGCTTCTAAAGCTGTAAACCCCCTCATTACTACATCTTCATATCCTACAAAAGCTAAAATTAATGGAATAGAAACAAGAATAGTAAGATATTCGTCTTTCCAAGAATTAGCACTAGCATCAGCCATTTTATTATCCCAAGCAATTTCACCACTAGCTACTTTTCTTTTAACCTCTGCATCAGCAGTGATAGTAACTAATTTTGCTTTTTGTTTTACTTTAGCCAGGTCTTGTTTACCTTTAACAAAAGATGAAACTAAACCTACTAATGGTGATATTAAACCTAACATAACAATTTCCTAGTAAGCTAATGGGTTGTCTAAAGCTTTAGTAACTTTCTTGTTAATTCTCTCTTCTATCTTGTACATATCATCAGCTAGTTTTTCAATAATCTTAACTTGTTGATCCATTGTCTGACGTATAGTAAGGTTTTCTGCTGCAAACACTGCTACCCTGTTCTCAATACCTGTTAGGTCTGGTGCAGTAAAGGTCTGTATCTTTTCTTTCATAACAGTGTAATCTTTGTAGAACTCAAACCCAGCCCACAAGCCACCTATAATACTACCAATCAAAGGTA